TACGGGTATTGTGGCTTTGTAGTGCCACTGCCTAATAAAAGTCCCATGTTATTTTACTTTTATTGTTTCACCTGCGCCCCAATAAATCTCGTAACTCTGCAAGTCAATAGCGTTAGGAGCGATTTTCACTATTGCTGCTGGTGTCCAGTCGCCAACTGGAACGGGAATAACACCGAAAGACGTATCACAGATTAGCTTGCAATTCAAAAGTACGTCCGCATCCATTCCTGCGATGGTCTTTTTGCGCACATACACAGAAAACATCTTGCCTCCGAGGTCAAAGCCATTGCTTAGGTCTGTAACTTGCCCTTTCGATAGTATTCTTAGGCTGTACATATCATTATCCATGTTTACCCGGTTAATTTACTGCAAATATAGCTATTTATGTGTTCAATAAACACACTTACAACGAAAGAATATACTATATGCCTTATTTATTGCGCATCGGATTCACTTCAAGCATATTTATTTCGTTTCTTATGGCTTGCCTCCGTTCATGCAATTCTGTTATATCATAAGGCAATTCTTCACCTACCAAATGAGCTTCATAGCATTTTATTATCTTGTAATCTTCCGTTTGCAAGGAATCTTTTAATTGTGCTATTCTATTGTTATTGAATGTCTTTTCATATTTGTATGAAATTCTATCCCCATTGTCATAAGGTCGTATGAAGATTGAGTATTCCGGGCTATCGGAAACCAATTTCTCCGAATCAATTTCATCTACTGGCTTCCAAAAGTCGCCAAGTTCTGCCAACTGTTCTTCTATTGAAACGGTACGGGTTTTGATTTCTCCCGTTTCCTCATCCTTGTAATGAATAACGGTCGGCTCTAATAATTTAGTCCTTAAATAACCGTCCTCATTGATATATCCATATTCTACTCTTTCCATATTACCATCTGAATTTAGAAATTAACCATGATTCTGTTTTTACGTTATTTATATAACCAATAGTGAACACACACATTGCCGCCCATCCCTCGCCAACATCTATATAAGAGTTTTCCGTATGGTCGTCAAACAGTTTTTGCCCTCCACGTGGGTAAATCCGCATGAAGCCAGTCCACCATTGCTTGAAGAATATAACCCTACCTAATACTCCGTCAGACGGTAAATATACATTCGATTGATAACGAGAATAACCAATAACAAGGCTATCCGTTTCTTGCAAATATACTGTGCCATCCGATTCCTCAACGTCCCTCCTATGAAGAAACAAGCCAGCCGCCATAAGATTTTGGAAAAAACCGCCGTAGGCTGGTGCTGTTCCTGTGTTTGAGGCTCTGCCATATACCCCAGCCAAGAAGTTTTCATTATTCCAATCGCTCTTATTCACCGTTCCAAATCCAAGCCCAACGATAGAAGCCTTATGCGTATAACCCAAGACAGCCGAAACGGCTTGTGTTTCTGCGTTATTACAGAAGATACCCGTAGGCGACATATAGGCAACACGGGATGTATTTGTTTTGCTCCTTGCTTCTACTGTTCCGTCATTAGCATTTATTTCTATTGTAGAGCCTTGATATTGGCTCTGTGAGTAATCACCGCCCGAACGTGTTGATTCTATGAGGAAACGAGCACTGGCGGCATCCATTGTAATTTTGTTGCTACCGCTAAGAGTAGAAACAATCTTACCACCCTGAATGTACCAATTACCGATATTTGCCCCCTCCGCTAAAAGCAAATTTGTAGCAATCGTTTCAAATTGCGCCCCAAAGGGATTCCATTTGCTTGTAGTAGTTGGTGTTACATTAGAGAATGAGCCAGCGTCAATACGGGCTATATAGTAGCTGTTATTGTATTTGACTGCATCCAATCGGTATTTATTTCCGTAGTAAGTTTTTGAACTACTGTAAACCCCACGAAATACAAGCACGGGGCTTTCTCCGTTTTTCCCATCTTGCCCATCTTTTCCGTCCTTTCCATCCTTTCCGTCTTTTCCGTCATAAGGATTTATACGAAACGGGGTACTCCAATTTTGCACAAGCGTTTCCGTCTTATTGCTTTTCACTTTGTTTATATCATCATCGGACAAAGCACCGCTAAACAACTTTATATCGTCATATAAGACGGATGAGCCAAACATATTATCATCGTAGAGAGCAAAGCCTATCACTTTTTCGTTCAAGCTGCCAGTTTGTACCAATTCCCCATCTTTGAAGATAGAAACACTTCTATCGTTAAAGCGCAAAGCCAAATGAAACCATGTGTTTTTTGCAACAGTAAGGATATTTTCTACATATTCCCTACCATTGTAGCCATTCAACATCCATCGTACTATTGTTTCATCTGTCCTCATCCAAAAACACAAGGTGAAACTTTTTCCGAAAGGCAAATCATAGGGTATTCGGCATTCCCCGTTTTCTATTAGGCTTAAAGCGTTTCTATCACCCAGTCTGACTATACTTGCTCCATCCAGCATGATACCGTCTATATTATTACCGGAAACATCTTGCATCGGATTTGATACGCTCGTTCCAACTGGAATATCGAATAGCCGTTTGTCTAAAAGCCCCGATTTTTTAGCTATCGTACACCATAAGTATTCCAATGCACCAACTTTCGGCATTGTTGTACTCCAACCAGCCGGAGCATCGGCATCGGCATCCAATGAGGGAGGTGTAACAGTAGAGCCATTTTTGGCATAACGATATTCGTAGTATTCGCTTACAGTAGCATCACTTCCAGCCGCACCACCTTGCCCTTTAATCAAGCTCCAAGTATAATCGCCGGGGTTGTCGCTGTCCTTTTCTTCAAAATCCACGTATTGACCTATATAAGAGCCGGGTGTTTTACCGTTGTTTGCAGTGAATGACAATCCTCCGTTATCGCTGTACTTGATATGCACATAAGAAGTACGCCCATCCCCGTCTTTTCCTTTGGCTATCACACCCCAATAGGTAGAGTTTGTGGGTGGAATGCCTTTGCTCGGTTCGGGGTATTTGTATCGGTACGTGCAAATTTCCTTTCCATCGTTATAGCTCACTTCATCACCATTGTAGTACAAATATGAATTGTTATAAGCACCACGATACACACCGATAAACGACACATCGCCCGACCCACTTTTAAGAAGAACGTTGTGTAAGGTTAGCTGTTTCTTTGCCGTAACATTCCAATCAATAGAGCTTGTTGCATCTCCTATTCTGAATCTGTTTCCGTCCAAATCAAGATAGCATTCCCCATCACTGGTTACAATCGCCCCCGTGGTGATTGTTTTTCCGTTTATCCTTGTAAATCCGTATGTAGTGGCAAAATCCCTAAATTTATCATCGGTATAAAGTGAACTTATAATGCCTACTTGGAAATAATAATTATTCGGGTCTTCCGTAGGTTCTACTTTATATTGTGTACGTGTAACTACGAAAACACCATTATTCCCTGTCTTGCTACACTTTGCAAACACGTAATATCCGCTTGTTTCCGTCAGTGTAACGGTCGTTTCTGCCAAATTCCACTGCCTTATTTTGTTCTCATCAATCGAAAGATGCGCTAATGTTCCGGCGGTTGCGACAAACTTATTCGGGTTGCCTCCTGCGTTCGCTTCCATCACCACACCCACCAAAACAAACTGCTGGCTTTTTGAGCCAACGGTAAGCATATTGGTATCTATGGAGTTTGGACGTATGTTTTCGTTGTCAAAATATCCGTCTGTGTCATATATCATCGAGCGTAATTCTTCCGTTGTGCGCCATCCCCTACGTGCTTTGTTTAGGTCTTTCAAACGGTTTGTTTCGATAACCTTGTTATGTTCGATAACGTCTATAACGGTTTGTTGCTGTATGGATATGGTAGTAGTGTCCGATAGCGTCAGTTGGTAGTCATGCTCCACCAAAAGATTACGGGTTATCTTCTGAATGCGTATGCTTTTCTCTATCCCGAAACGCTCATCTTTTACTGGCACATAATCTCCGACTTTGAAAACACTTGTTTCGCTATCATCCGGCATATTGGTAAGAAAATACGAACGGTCAAAGGTCAAGCCATACTGCACTCTTGCTTGTGTACGTGGCTTGAAATCGCCATATCCGGCATACCACAAATCTTCTTCCGCATTATCTTCGTATGCTTTGGGTAAGTTTATATCCGTAATCTTGTAGTTATCGCCTACATTGATACGGTATGCCTCATTGTCTGCTGTCGGTATCGTAAGCCCTCGTTTGTCTGTAAACGGTACGATTTTGAATGTCTTTGAGGCATGGTTATATCCACCCTCCTTTTTTAATTCAAATTGTTGCCCTGAAAGTCGCCCGGTGGTGAAAGTGATTTTTGCCGATACTTCATTGATAAGGTATTTTGTACCGTTTGCATCTTTTTCGGTCAAATCGAAATCCATCGTGTTATCCACGAACGCATTTATATCACCATCCACAAGTGCCGTAACTACACCAGTTCTTTTCGGATATATACCCTCATATTGCGCAACATCTTCTTCACTGCCTATTTCTTCTTTCAAAGCCGCATCCTCAATGAAACGGTCATTGTCATTGTCTATGCCTATCATTTCGCTTTTGGCAGGTATTACCGTACCATCGGGCAATGTATGTTCCCGTGCGTTCAACCTCTTAGGATAAGGGAGTTGCAGACGTTCTGAATAGTTCCTGTAACCACTCCTAATGTTATTTGTTCCACCCTCAACCCAAAGACGGGTTATAATAGCTTTATCGTCCACTTTCTCATCTTTGAGCGTGAACAACCCATTACCCTTTCCCCACTCGAAGAAATCACCGCCTCCGGGGGGTACTACCTTTGTGCCAAATTTACCAATATGGATAGTACGCACTCCGTTTGATTGCGTTATGCGGAAATCCAGCTTAAAATTGTCCTTGCCACAAAGAGTTTGCAATACTTGTAGGCAGTTCTGCTTGGAAAATGATATGGTTATAGGCTCTGTGTCCGGGCAATTTTCCTCATCGAATTTCCACAAGCCCGGATAATCCCTATTCATGTTGTAGATAAGCACCTTTACAAAGTCTGCGATAGAATAAGTAAGGTCAAAGGTAGAGGACGTGGATTTTCCGTTTGCATCCGTATTCCGATAGATGGTTTTCATCAACTCGTACATCACGCCATAGAATACCACTTCAAAGGTATAATAGGTGTCGGACTGCATTTCACGGGTCGCACGGGTGCGGACTGTGTATTCTTCACCGTTCACTATGATTTTATCGCCTTTCTCGAAAGACAACAATTCAGATGAAACAATAGACAACTGTACATTATCATCGCCCATCAAAGCCGTATTCTGTACCGCCGATTTGACGGTACAGAAAGGCTCTTTGCTGAAAAGTGGGATAGTACCACCTTTCCGTTTGATTACTTCAATTTGTTCCATACAACAATAGCATTAGTAGAGAATTTTTCAATATCTTCAATTACACCCGTAACGATAATATCATATTCTCCGGCTTTCTCGTAAGTGTGTTCAATCTTCGTGTCTTTCCCACGCACATTATAGGTGTGGCTTCCATCGCCCCAATAAACATTCAACAACTTGCTGCTTGTTACTGTTATGGTCGCCTTGCTGTTGTCGTTGCCTATGTGCCTCAACACCTTTTTCACGGGTTCACACTCTATCAGTTTCAGTTGGAATGTTCCTACCATTTCATCATCGCTGTATGTTCCCCATGTCTTATCCACATCCGAAGCATCGGGGCAATACACCTCGTAAACCAACGGTTTAGTATTTCCGTCATATTCCACTTTAAGGCGTACATCACCCTCTTTGTCGAAATTTTCCATGAAACGATTTACCCAGTTCACGAACGCAGAACGGCTCGAAGCATCTATGAAGCAATCAAGCGTGATTGTGCGCTCTTTGTATCTCGGTCGTTTCTTATCTACCACTTTCCCGTGATAATTATCCCAATCCACTTCCAATGCGTCTTTCCTTGCCAGTTTCCCCAGCAAGCCAGTAGATGCAGAAACATACACACCGAAATCCTTGAAATTCTTGCCATCTACATAATACTCCACATCGGTATCTCCTTGCATCCTTAAAATGTCCGTTGCTGTCTTTGCCACATTGAAAACCCTAACCTCATCAATCAAAGCATAAGTACCATATAGGCAGGGGTCATTTAAGGAAAAGCCTTTTGGTGTGCCTGTGATGTTTCCCTTATAGATGCTTTCGCTATCCTTGTAAACCTCAAACGTGCTGCCCGACTTCACGAACGCAAAGAAATACCATTGCTTAGGCACTACATCTATCCACTGTTCGATATAGTTTTCTACTCCGTTGAAATTCAACAACCACCCGATTTTGTCAAATGTGGGCATTACATAGAAGCATAATGTGAAATCACCACTGAAAGGGATAGCCTTGTTTGTCAAACATTCACCCTCTCCATTCAAACACAACGATTTTCCGCTTTTCGCAGATTTGGAGAAATCCGCACCGTTTGAAAGGGTCGCATCAGCCCTGCTTAATGAGTAATCATAAGCCGTTGCCCCGTCCGGGTCATCAAAAGGCAAATAAAGTATCAAATTCCTGTCAATCATATTAATATACGTTTTTATTGGTTCTTCTTATCTTTATTCCCGTTCCTGCTACTGTTTCCACCTTAGCATTCCCGTACACATTCACAAACACCCTTGCATCACTTCCAGCCACAGCGATAGCAAGATATGAGTTATCGAAAGCGTCAATCGTAACAACGGCATGGTCGCCTACACTTACGGCTGCTTTGGAGTTATGCCGGATATAAATGTTTGAAACAACATAACCGTCATACTCCAACATTGCTTTGCAGTCGCCGTTTAGTACGACATTCTGCCTGTTGCGTTCTACCAATTCATCATCCACATACGCACCGTAAGCCTCGCAAGTACCTTTGAAGTTCTTACGCATGAAGTCCAGTGTAGGGTAGTCTTTCTTTATACAGAAGTCTATCCCACGGATGAAAAGCTCAACAAGGGATTGCACGCTCAATCCCTGTTTGAGTTTCATTTGCCACATCCGGCATAATCCTTTATCTATGCCATCTTGTTTAAGTTGCTGTATCAGTTCCATACTTACGCTATTCCTTGTGATAAAAGTGAATTATCCTTTGTTTCAATCCGTTTCAACGTGGCTTTGATTTCTTTCAATTCATCGGCACTTGCTTTGGTGTTTTGTGCGATTTGGGCTTGATAAATCAAACCTTGACGCATGATTACAAGTTGGTCGCCTTGATTGATTACAAACGCATCCAAACGTCCGGCAATCACACCGCCTGTTTCCTCGCTCATGGATGTAACAGCACCAGTAAGGGGGTCTGCCGCTTCTTCTTCCTCCGTTTCATCCTTTATCCAATCACCAACAGCCCCCAGTGCCATATTGAATTTATCCGCACCTTGCTTAACCATGCTCTCAAACATCCTTTTCTCATCATCGGAAAGCACACCGTCTTTCATCGCATCACCGAGATACAGAACGGCATCATTTATGGCTTTCGCAAGAAATTGACGTTTCAAAGCCTCGACAACAGCATTTTTCAACGTCTTTTTCGTTACTTCTCCTAATGCCTTTGCCGCATCTTCACCTTGACAATAAGCATCTACAAGCGCATCCGCAAACTCATCAATAGCACTTTCAACGTCCGTTCCTGCCAAAGTTTCTATCATGGCTCTATCCAAATCTTCTATCTGTTGGTTGATAGCCTCTATTTGGTTTTCCCACTCCTTGATACGGTTGTTATCAGTGTCCTTTTTATCCTTTTCTGCTTGTATCTGCTGCCTAATATCTTCTTGTTGCTGTCTAAGGTTTTCTTTTTGCGCCTCATACAGACTAAACATATCGCCATTTTCCGTTGCCTTTTTAAGCTCGTTGTTAAGGCTTTTAATCTTGGCGGTCAGTTCTGCATATTTTACAAAGTTCCAACTTCTTAGAGCGACTTCCTTTTGCGATTCCAAAGCGTCTATCTGTTGCTTGATAAGGTCTATGTTGCGTTCATACCCCTCTCTCTGTTCTTCATTGAACACCCAATAAGTATTATTGAATGCCCGTTCCAATCGGCTGTACGAACTTTCCAGCTTATCAATATCATCTTGCAAACGCTCAATCCGTTTTTCATATTTGGCATCATGTAATTTTGCGAATATGCTTACGATAGAAGTTACAGAGCTTACCATGCCAGTAACCCCACCGAGAATATCACCACTCATAAACTTGCCGACACTTGCCGCAGCGTTTCCAAGCTCGCCCATCAAGTTCATTGCAGTGCCTAATCCGCTCGCCAACTCATCTTGACCGAGATTTGCAAACATTGAAGCAACCGCATTGCCGCATTCAGTGGCTACACTCGTAATCTGTTCTATGGACTTTGTAACGCCTTTGGCGGCTTTCCTCATGTCGGCTTCCGCTTTGTTTACATCGTCTTTTGTACCCTTTCCAGCCAACACATTGGCTTTTGCCGTAGCAAGCCTTTGCTTTGCCTTTACATAGTCATCATAGAACTGTTCGAGAGCCTTAAACGGATTCTTTGACACAAGCGTTTCCTTTGCTTGGTTAAGGCTATCCATGAGTGCTTTGTAATCAACCGGGTTAAGTTTCAAATCAGCACCTTGTAGCTGCTTTTCAATATCCGATATAAGTGCGGCAATCTCATCGGTTGAAAGGCTATCCAAATTTTGAAATAGTTTTTTCCAACTATCCGATTGTTTCAACATATTAGCGTTCAACGTGGATAAAGCCTCGTTTTCCGCTTCATTGATTTGCCTTATTCTGTCTTGGTCGTTTGCCTTTTCTGCCTCCGCACGGAGTAATGCAAACTCTTTTTGAATGTCGCTCCGCTTTTGTTCGTAGGTGCGATAGTCATTCAATATCCTATCTTGGATTTCCTTGTTTGCCGCTTCTTCCTGTTCGGAAATAAACAGATTTGCTTCCGCTTGCTCATCTTCACTCACAAGCCCGGAACTGCCATTAGCCAATCTTTTTTTGGCATCGGCTATGGCTTGTACTTTGTCTGCCAAATTCGTAGCTTGTGAAATAGCTTGGGTAACGCTTTCTTTGAACAAATCCATTGCGGATTTAGCCCCCGTTATTTCATCGTATTGCATATTCAGAGAAATAAGGTGGTTTCCCTCTCCCTCTGTCAGCGTTCCGGCATCTTTCTTTTTGTTTAGTTCCGCTATCTGCTTCTCCAAATAGCTTTTGAACGATGAGCCACTACGCAACAAACTTGCAAATTGTTTGTTTGCTACGTCCTCACCCAAATTCTTCACCCAACGGAAATACAACTGGTATTGCTGTTTCTTGTAGGCAATTTCACCATCAAACAACTTGTTTTGCGCCTGTTGGTAGCTTTGATTCTCCAAATTGCGCCTTTCTTCAAAGCCGCCTTTCTCCTTTGCAGTCAAACCGCCCTTGCCCGCTTCTTTTCGTGCTTTCTCCAAATCCTTTTCTTCACGGTCTATCCGTTCCAAATTCTGTTTGTGTTGCAAGTCAAGTATGGCTTTGCGCTTTTCGTAGCCCTCCTCCATAATAGCGATTCGGGCTTCTTCCAGTTTCCGGTCTGCTTCAAGCTGCTTGTTTTTCAACGGTTCAGCCTTTTGTGATTGCTTGGTTGTCGTTTTCGGCAATTTGGCTTCCAAACCGTCTATCGTCTTTGTCAGTTCCTTGTATTTCGCACTGTTTATCTCAACATTGGAGCGTTCCTCTTTTAGTTGCTTGATACGTTCGTTTATCCCCGATTCCGTGTTAAGGTCGGATGTTTTTTTATCCCTCGCTTCTGTCAGTTCGCCTAAAAGTTTTTTCAGTTCTTCCAACTCTGTATTGTCGGATTCCACTTTTACTTTCTTGGCATTGAGCGTATCAATTTGGGCTTGCGTTTCCAATATCTTTTTATCAAGGTCGGCAAACGACATAGCCATATAATCCACACTATCGGTTGCGGTGGTGTTTTTGGGGGCTAAGTAGGCATTAAGGCTACTATTCACTTGGTTAATAGCCTTATCCATTTCCCGTGCTTTTTCTATTTGAGAAGTAAAGTATTTTTCGACATTACTTTTGAAGCCAGCTATTTCCGCATCGGTTGCTTTGGTTGCCGCTTGTGTTGATTTCAATATGCTTGTTACAACTTTATTGTATTGGTCTGTATAAGCATCCCCGGACATAGAAGCCAACAATTTAGCATTGTCCTCTATCTCGCTTCTTATCATTTCTTTTACGGCATCATCCATTTTTCGGATGTTTTCAGCCGCCGCATAAATCGGCACTTCATAGCTATCTCCACCTGTACTTCTGTTCGTAATTGTACGTTTCTTGCCTGTATCGTATGTTGCATATTCAAGCCTATCTGTGAAACTGTTGTAGTTCTCATCTGATTTCTCCAAATAGGCTTGTAATTCCTGCTCTACATACTTGGCTTTTATCTTCTCTGCCGTTGTTTGTTGGATGGCTTTTGTCAGTTCCTCATATTTCGCTTTTTGTATATCAAGTGCGGCATTCTCATCAAGCAAAGTTTTATTGTATTCCTTGCAGATGGCATTAATTTTCTCTATTGCGTCCTTATGAGTTTTCGTACCCTGTTCCGTATTTTTCAAGATGGCAAACAACAAATCCAAATTGGCTATCTGTTTCCTTGTTGTGTCTTGAAATTCCCCCATAGCATCCGTAGCTTCATCCTCTGAATCCTTAAACATAGTGAATGCGCTAATCACCAACCCGATAAGAGAAAGAATCCAACCGATAGGGTTTGCTTTCATAGAAGCCCAAAGGGTTTTCATGGCAAGCGTTACCTTATTTGTTGCCGCCGCAAGAATCGTAGTTGCGGTGGTCTGTACCGTTTTTGCCGTTGTGTCTGCAATCGAGGCGGTTGTAGATTGTTTGGTGGCGGCTGCTTCCAGTGCCTTTTTCTTTGTATAGAAGTCCGTTTGAGAGGCTAACGCTGCTTTCCTTGCCAAAGCATAGTTTTCTTCTGCCGCCTCCATTTTCTTAGTGGCGATAACTACTTGCTCTGCTGTTCCTGTTTGCTTTGCTCTGTAAACCTCATAATAAGCCCTTTCTACGGATGCTTTCGCAGCCAAAGCGTCAGCCCTTGCACTTTCCATTTTGGCAGCGGCATTCTTCACGTCAGCCCGCATAACATCCAGTGAAGCGGCACTATTCTTTTTCTTAGCCAAAACCTCTTGTTCCAACGCAGCACGATAAATCGCACTTTTAGCCGATAGGTCGGTTTTGCTTAGTGCTTCTCTTTGTTCCACACTTAAAACCGATGTTGCCACAGCTTCATAATTAGCCGAAGATGTGGTAATGTTCAAGTTGGATAAGTATTCTTGCTGTTGAGCCGTAAGAAGTTGCTGTATGGTGGCAATCCTCAACTTCTTAACCAAATTCGCCCGTTCTTCTGCCGTAAGCTCTTTTTGCAGTGATGCCACGTGTGCTTCCTGTGCGGCTCTCATTGCCTTTGTTTGGGCTGTAACTTGCCCTGTAAGTACGGCTTCTATTTTCAACAAAGCAATCTTAGCCTGTCTTGCGGTATTGTCAAGCAACGCAACCCCTGTATATCCTTTCGTTACAAGCGTATTCAGCACAATAGCCGCCTTGTAGCTTCCATAAGCGATGGTTACGGCTTTCAATATACGCAACACATCATCCAAATTCTCAACAACGGATGTTGCACCTTGAATAGCTGTTGCGAACGTGTCTTGATTTTCCTTTCCGAGTTTGTTAAGCGCACTATCCCACGCATCGCCCAAATTAGAAAGCATACCAGTAAGCGACTTGCTTTGCTCTTGCATGAGGTTGAAGTAAATACCCCCTTGTGAAGTCATGTTCTTGAACGCCTTTTCAACTTCGGGGAATCCTACTTTACCCTCTGTGATAAGTTTGTTCAGTTCCTCACGGTCTGCATTCAGCACCTTACCCAGTTCTTCATAAATAGGAATACCACGCCCGGCAAACTGGCGAATATCCACCGTGTAAGCCCTGCCTTGCGACCTTAACGTACCATACAAGTAAATAATATCGCCCAAAGGCGCACTGACACCCGAAGCCACGTTACCCAACATCACAATCTCATTCACCACGTTATCCACGGTTGAGCCGTAAGCAAGCATTTGCTTTGCTCCTTGTGCGATACCCGTAAGGTCAAACGGAGTTTTGGCGGCTGTATCTACCAGTTGCCCCATAAGTTTTTCGGACTTTTCCGTACTTCTTAGCATCGTGTTGAATGCCAATTCAAGCTGTTGGAACTGTCCTCGCACTTGTACGATACTTTGCACAAGGCTCATCATGCCTTGCCCCACAAGATAAGAAACAATGTACCTTGCCCCGTTTTGCGCAAAGGTCAGCATGGATTTATCCATACGGTCTGCCTCCATCACGGCTGTATCAGAAGCATTTTTGATATAACGCCCCATCGCTTCACTCGACACCTTGAAATCGTCTATATCAAGTGTGGCTTTGAACGCCAAAGCTCCATCTATATTTTCCATGTTATATTATCCCTTTGACATAGTTTTTAATATCTTCTTTCGTTTTGAGAGAACGGTGTACTGTCTTGCCTCCTTTGTTCTTCGGCAATCCGTTTTCATCCGTTTCTTCTTCCTGTTTCTTCTCCGAACGTGCCGCATCAGCTATCATCAGTTGTACGTTCTGCCATGAAATACCCCAGAGCAAATAATCGTAGCTCCACCCGAACAATTTCAAAATCTCGCCCCGATTACCCCACGGGCTATTAAGCCCTGTTACTCTATCACATCCGCTCTGTTCTCCGTCTTGGTTTTCGGTTTCGTCGTTCCCACTTCCCTTATTGATGTGATAGAGGACGTAAAACCCCCGGCATTCATCATTTGGCTTATCACGTCTGCCAACCGCTTCAAGCGTGGAACGGTCAAATGCTCAATGAAGAAATCACGTAGCTTCTTTGTCTGCCTGTCAAGCGGATTTGCGATAGTGCCTTTGTTAATGACTGCAACGGCAGCAATTTCAGCCAATAGCGAAATGTACTTGAAGTATTTTTTGCTTTCTTGTACGGGCTGCTCTTGTATGCTGGCTTCATCGTATTCTATTTGCAAATACAGCTTCCGTATGTAGTCTATCGTACCCAAATAGAAAGGCTTCACATGAAAGTGGCGCACATACGTTTTTACCAACTTGCCTTTGTCTGTGTCCGGCATTTCTTCCACCGACACATCCCAACTTTTAGGCAAACGCTTATCACGCCAAACCTTTATATGGTTAGGAAAAAGTCTGTTCCACCACATTACCCATTTCGGGGGATTCACCGGGTTAATCTTCAACGGAACGGAAAATTTTACGCCCATCTGCATAAGAGCCTGTATAGCCTGTTCCTCTATTTCGAGCCGTTGCTCTCTTGTAAGTTCTATATTATTATCCATAGATATTCATCTTAAAAAGAAAGCCCCCTACGTTCGTTGCAGGAGGCTTTCCTGTTGGTTTAAGAAAGCATTGATTACGCTTTTGTCGGGTCTGTCATTGCTTCGTCTATCTGCAACTCGCTTTGATACTGAATTGTCAGAGGAACAAGGCAGATACCCTTTGCAGAATAGGTAATCTCGAACTTCGGAATGATACGCACATTCGGGCAACCGATAAACAAACCCTCTTCCGGCTGCTGCCAAATCGCCCATTCCTTATAGGGCAACTTTTTCGGTCGTACCCATTTCCTTTGTCCTGCCGAGCCGGAAATAGTTCCACCGAAATAGCGAGCCAACAGCTCTAAATCGGGGTCCATCAGCGACAATGAAACAGTCGTTTCGATTTCACCTACTTGTATAATCTTCTTGTTGGACGTTTCGGACTTGTGTACGGTCGTTTCCGGGTCGGAATCGGTCAAAGTACACGTGTCTTGGTACACATCACCAAAATCTTTCCACGCTGCGCCTTTGGCGGGCATCTTGCTGCTATCCTCTCCGGCTTCGGCAACGTAGATTTTCTTTAATCCCATAGTTGATACTACTGGCATAGCTTTAATTTTTTTATTGGTTCAACTTCTTTTCTCTTACTGTTATCTCCAAAGCGATAGAAACAAAGTGTTCGTTATGGTCGGGTTCTTTGATTGGGGGATTGATTAAACCGATAACCCAGTTGTAACCTTTCCCTTTCTCGTAGTGGTTTTTAAGCACTGCAATCACCTTTTCCCTTATCTCTATCAGTCTTTGAAAGTCTATGCGATATACTGGCTGGCTGTTCGCTTTTTTGAGAATCTTATCCGGCACATGGATATTCACGTTGATTTGTCCGTTACGCTTAGAATCCTCACCGTCTATCACATGAGGCACTATGATTACATCCTCTTTGTCATAGTCGTTGCGTTCGTAGTCAATGCTTCCAGTAATCATCGTTTTTACTTCGCTTTCTGTGAGCATTTGGTACACCCGTACCGCTATTTCTTCCGTTGTTATCATAATGCACCTCCGAATAATTCATTTGCCTTGTTACGGGCTTTCTCTTTCAACTTCTTCATGGCGGCTGGAAAATCCTTTTTGGCTTTCAGTTCAGCCGGGAGTATCACGTTATATCCCTTTGCTTCCACGTAGGCGGCATAATTCATTCCGGCTACTATAATGAGCGAGAAAGCATCCGGCAAATCGTTAGCCATTTTCAAAGCGATTTTAAGGCTTGCTTCTGTTCCCTCGTTAGGCTGGTTTGACCCACTATAATACACCATCTTCTTATTGCGCACGATTGCATAGGATATGGAATTGGTAAGGTTTCCCGTCCTGTCCGTATAGTTGTGTTTGTCTTTGGCGTATTTCGCCAAATCCTCACCAAGCGATTTCAACAGAAACAATGTAGCTTGCTCTAAGCGTTGTTGGAACAAAGCCGTTTTCTGTGAAATGACACTGCTAAAATCAGACTTCGGAACTATCCCCATACCTCTATGTACTTCCTGTTAAGATTATCCACGCCTTGAACACGAAACACACTCGTATGTCCGTCCTCACTGGTAATCTGCACGGGGGTTGCAATCTCCAATGCACCTTTGAAGTGCTTAGGTATAAACACATCGTATGTGTAGGAGTGCATTTGCCCGTCCGTACCTATTCGTTGTTTGGCTGGCACGAATGTTTCTATCTGACACTCGCAACCGGGCATCCAGTCGCTTTCTTGCGGTTCGGAAACGATAAACCCCGTTTCTTTATCACGTTCGGCATCCCGGATTTCCTTGTATTTGAATGTACCGTTATTCCTGCTCATGGCTTACCACAAATTAGAGCCGTCAGTTATGGATGGAACTTTGACAAAATCCGACACGTCCAAACCGTTTTCACTGCAAATACCCTTAATCCGATTCTCCAACATATCCACATTGAAGCCTTGTGATGATTTGCCCATGCTGTCGCTTGTGAGGACAACCAATTTCTGCAACACCTTGATAGCGGCTATTGCTATGGCTTTCTTATCCTTTTCGGCATTGTATTCGGCATCCAAATCATCTATCCGGGCATCGGCAAGAGCCTTGCGCAATGTAAGAGTGCTTGGGGTGTAGGGTTCAAGTTCCCCTATCAACGCATCGTATTTTGTCAATTTATCCATTTTTAGACCTCCTTGTTAAGAATATCAGATAGTGAAGCGGCTTGTTCTTCCGTCAATTCCTCCAACTTCTTTGAAACGCCTTTTACTCCGGCATTCTTTGCGGCTGGATTCCCTATTTCTTCAAGTGCTGCTTTCACCTCATCAATTCCATATTCTTTCTGTTGGAATGTAATCGTATCGGATTTTTCATCATCAACAACAGAAGCGATTTCACACAGACCACGCTTAACAAGGTCGTTTACCCTGTTTAAGTCGTTTGTGATAAGGCAATCACCAGCCTTGTAAATAGTCTGGCGATTGTTCTTATCTCTGAAAGAATTTAACACTATAAGTTTCATGGTTTAACCCTCCGAAAGTTCATCAATAGCCTCAAATTCTTTCTTGGTGCAATACAAACGCTCGCAATTATTTGTATCTGCCGGGATAGCCTTTTCTGTGATACCCCGTACTTGCATACAGATAATAGCGTTAATGTCCGTAATGATAGGGAGTAAACGCCCTGACCCCTGCGTAACTTCACCCGCTACTTGACCCGTAGATTCACCCGTGCGCCACTTGGCGATACGGATTCCATTTCCGGCGTTCATGTAGTCCACATCATCTTCTTCCATGAGTTCGCTATCCTCGATAGACGGTTGGATTTCACCAATAACTCCGGCGGGTTTGATGCAGATAAAGTTATGATTCCACGGTTCGACTGCATTACGCTTACCGTCTTTGTCAATACCCATCTTACGGGTAATTACCGTAACGGGGGGTATCTCGTTCTCTCCCAAAAGAGCTTCCATTTGCGTTTTGGTTACGGTTTGAGCCTGTTTGTCGTTGCCATGCACTAACAAACGTGTGGTAGCGTCCATGCGTAACCAGTAGTACAAATCTTGCGACATCAGGATTTCGCCCGGCTCAATGCCTCTTTGACGCAAATCATTACAGATAGAGGCAAGCATAAGAATAGGCTTAACCTTTCCGGCTTTGGTGTTCTCGGTAGTCCAGTTAAAGCCCGAAATGAGTTTGTTTGCCTCATCCATATTGTAATCTACCTCAAACTTGCGACCACCCGGATTGTTGATTTCCGGCTCAAACTGTGCAACACCCCAGTTAGAGAATGCCATCAATGCGATAAAGTCCATAACGTCCTTACATCCCAAATAAGCATCCTGCATATCGGCTTTAAGGGTCTTTTCAATCTCCTTTACCTTTTGAGCATCCGTAAGGCGTGGATTCTCGTAAACCTCCATCAGTTTACGGTAAGTACGTGCCGACATGAAGAACTTATGACCGACACGGGGGATTTCCTTAGTCCAAATATCGAATCCGTCAGAGCGTCTTTGAGGGGTGGGGGCTTCATCTGTCAAAAGAGTAGCCATGAAACGCAACCGATACTTACCCATAATACCCTCCGCAGTGAGCGACATTTGAGGGGTGTTGTAGGTAAACCAACTATCGGAATACATTTTCTGAAACAAAGCCACTTCCCTTTCAGTAGCTTTGTCAAAAGCCTTTTTCCAAGTGGCAAGAAAGTCAATAGGCTTTCCGTCCTTGTAAAGACCCTTTAATTTTGAATAAATTGATTTCATAAGATTCTGCCTCCTTTTTTAGTACGACTGTGTAAGTTTTACATGGGGGTTGGCTTTCAAGAATTTGCCCGTGCTGTCTTTCTGACTTGCCGGGATAGGCGGCACACGCCTTTCATACAAGGCGTATTGCATGGTGTCTGCCGTAACATCAACGCCTGTTTCAAATTCGCTTACCTCCACGTCATAGATGGTTACACTGTTGGCTTCTCCGATTTCGGCGGCATTCGTGGCGTTTTCCACAACTTGCACCAATACATCATCCTTTGCCAACCCTGTAATTTCCTTTGAAAGCGTGATGATATAGTTCTCGTTCTTTGCCTCTATTTTGGTGATGGAAACGGCATCGGCAAACTTGCCGGAAATAGCACCAGCCTTAGCCACTTTGTCGCCAATACTGAAACAAGGAGCGAAAAACTCATCCACAAGCAAGTGAACGACTTTTTTATCATCGCTGTCAATCTCTACCACTTTTGCAGTTTTCACAATGCTAACGAGCCTTGTTTGCTCATTATAGATAGCAAGTGTTCCAGCCGGGATAATATCGCCAACAGCGAAATTCTGTTTGGAAACATCCAAGTTGAAACCACCTTGCACGATTGAGGGGCTACCCGTGAATATCGGACGTTCCCCAGTGAATGAAGCGGTTTTCCTTTTCATTTCGATTGTCATTTAATTGTGATTGATTCCAACAAGCTATCCGCAGCTTCATCTATCTGCTTCTCGCTTGCCGCCTTTGTACCCTCTGAATCGTCAGAATCAAGCCCTGCTGTGATGAAGTCCTGTTTGAGAGCCTTAACCGCTTCTTCCACGTCCTCATCATCGGCAATGGATTTAGCGAAGCGTTCACGGAACTTAGCGGGGATATTGTGCTTAACCATCGCCGCATTGATTTCGGCGGTACGCTTTGCACGATTTTCACCAGCTTTCATTTTTTCAAGTTCTTCTTCCAACGCTTTTATGCGCTTCTCGTTAGGGTCTTCTTCGGAATCCTCCTTTTTCGTTCCGGGCTTTTTCTTATCACCATCTTCTTCTTCCTCTTCCTCGCCTTTCCCTTTTTTGGATTCTTCCTTTTTCTTGTTTACCCATCTTGTAGCCTCGCTTTGAGTTTCTTTCACAACATCGGCTATCAGATTTGCAGTTGTTTCAATCGCCGCGTCATCGGTCGAATCATCCTCAATGCTGCCACCCATCTTTTCGGTTATCGCTTTAAGGTACTTCTCCGATACGCCCGTGTCCTTGCACAAGGCTTTTACTTTTTCAAAGAGTCTTTTGTTCATATCATTTTTAGTTTGTTATTGATTAAGCAAAACTTCTACAATCGCAAAGGTAGAAATTATTTCTGTATAAATGTGTCTATTAAACACAGAAATTCACTTAGTAAACACGTTATTAGTCAGTGGATTACAAAACATCATTATTTTATACTGAAAAATTCTCTGTATTTTATTTGGTGTATTACATAAAACAAACTATATTTGCACTGTGTTTGATAAACACATATACAAAAAGTGCAACACTAAAAATTTGGGAATATGTTACAGAAAGAGTTTGAAGAAAGGACGGGGCTAAAACTAAAAGCCGATGGCTACGCAGAAGTCGAAGAATGCTACATGAATACAGACCTTGATAAAGATGTATTTTGTGAGCTATGGATTAAGAATCCGACAGCATTAAAAGAGATTGAGCGTAAGACGGTATTAGTACGAGAACTGTATGAAGAAAGAAAGTGCCTTGCAAATTTCTTAATCGACCAAGCCGAAAAGTGGAGTGCGTCAGATTTGAGAGAAAAGGCAATCGCCATGATTGGGGAAAAGGAATATCTAAGACGCAAGTTAGCAAGGGGATATAACCTTTGGGATGCCGATAAAAAACTACTTGATGAAATTCTAAAAAAATAAGCTATGAAAATCAAAGGAGAAGAAATCTATGCGAATGTTTGGGGTGGTCAGAAGAAAGTTTTTCTGACCACGTGGGAAGAAATAAAAAAACTGGGGTTCAAAGTCCGTGATAGAGCTTTCGGGAACTTGAACGATGGTACTAAGGCATTATACTTTTTTGCCCTTTGCTTGCCAAAGGAAAAACAAAAGGAATGCCAATATGAATGGTATTTGACAACTGAAAAATTAGAGGATTTGGAACAATAAACAGTAAATGAAACACCGCATGAAAAGATATTATTTGCAAGGCAAAGAAATTAGCGAACAAGAAGCAAAAGCTATTGAAGCAAGAAACAAGGAATACATAAACAGTAACGATGTTTCGCTTTGGGCTAAATGTGAGTTTATAACAGTCATAAACAAATAACCAGTGGAGTAATCCCACATAATGCAACACGATTATGGGAATTTTGAAAGATGCAATTTTGAATGCTATACGGGAAACACACCCGGATGCGAAATGGGTTGGCAATGCCCCCAAAGTGGTAAAATCAGAAGCTCAAAGCAAGTACGATGATTTGCGCAAGGTTGAACGCAACTATACAAAGGGAGTTTACAAGGCAAGGAAGGAGGCAACGAAATAATGGCGATAGCGGATATAAAGAAAGGTATCGAAGAAATCAACAAGTGCAAACATGAATTAGAGCAAAAGGTTTCTAACGCATTACTCGAATTTGAAAAAAGTACAGGATTACAGATTGAATCGTTAGGTTTTGTTCGTCATTCGTTTCGTACTGAATCGGGAATAGAAATTGATTTTAAGTATCTTACAGAATCAAGCGTTTTATTAAAATAATGGCAACACTCATAAAAACAGATGGAACATATACGGAAATCAGCCCTAAAAATGGGGCTGACTTCCAACTGGAAGAACTGCAAAGATATGTGGACGGATATATTGATATTATCAATTTACACAATGGGGAAATTCTTGTTATCAATGACAACGGAAAAGACTTTTACCCAGTAAATCATAGAGCGACCGAAATAGCGCACACGAACAATGCCATATTTCTTTTTGACTATATCGCTGGCGATGTGGTGCTTTGTGAAGATAAGGAGGTACAATAATGAAAGACATAGAACTATTTAACGACCACTTTCAAAATTACAAAACATACGGAATACCAAAAGCGCAACTTATCATTGCCGATATTCCATACAACATTGGAAAAGATGCTTACGGGTCTAATCCGTCTTGGTACATCGGAGGTGATAACGCTAACGGAGAAAGCGAACTTGCCGGAAAGACATTCTTTGATACAGACAACGATTTTAGAATATCGGAGTTCTTGCATTTCTGCTCAAAGATGCTAATCAAAGAACCAAAGGAAACGGGCAAATCACCTTGTATGATTGTTTTCTGTGAATTTGAACAACAATTCGAGTTGATACGCAAGGCAAAGGAATACGGGCTAAACAGATACATAAACCTTGTATTTCGCAAGAACTTTTCCGCACAAGTCTTGAAAGCAAATATGCGCATAGTCGGTAACTGTGAATACGGAGTATTACTGTACAGAGAGAAATTGCCAAAGTTCAACAACGATGGACGTATGATATTTAACTGTATGGAAATGCAAAGAGATACACGAACGCCCAAAGTGCATCCAACACAAAAGCCCGTATCATTACTTGAAAAATTGATTGAGATTTTCACAGACCCCGGCGATGTTGTGATAGACCCGTGCGCTGGAAGTGGAACGACACTACTTGCCGCCGCAAATTGTGGACGCAAAGCATACGGTTTTGAGATAAAAAAAGACTTTTATAAATCCGCAACAAACATAGTTTTACCATGTGTGCAAAGGAAACTTTTCTAATACCTAACGATAGGCATTGTAGCTATTGCATCCATTATGAGCCTTGCCCGGATTTCAGAATGTACTGCAAAGCACTCCAAAGGCGTATCACAGCGAGAAAGAAACCATGTAAGTTTTACGAAATCAAACAAACTCATGGCACAAGAACGAGTAGATGATTTTTTCCAAATGGCAAAGTATTATGCCAAAGCTGAAAAAGACTTGGGTGTACAAAGGTGGGTATTTATCGGCTTTGAGCGCAAGGACGGGTATAACTACATTCGCTTGTTCAGCTATGATTTACCCCGTGAAGTGTTCGAGCGTAGGCGATGGGTTATAGAGTGGCGAAAAGCAAGGCTTGTATGCCAATATCCCAAAGACAATGTAAGATATACCTTACATTTCTATGATAAGCGTTTAGGGTTAGATGTACGCTTAAATGAGGACTTAAACAAGTTAATAGCGGCAAAAGCACAAGTAACAAAAGTACAACGCAAGATTGACGAATATGTAGCTTACAACAAGGTGCATAACCTGTTTTTCGATGAGAATACCGATGCGGATTTGTTGAAAGCCCGTGAAAAACTTGCAACGAAAATAGCCAACGTACAAGAGGCAGAAGAAAGGTTAAAAATAAAAATTGAAAAATTGCAGAAAGGGAATAATTATGTGGGTAGCAAGAAATAGGGATGGCTCATTGAATTTGTTTTTGAGGTTTAAGCCCGATAGACTTGACCCTCTATGTAATAGCTTTTGGGTTTGTAACTACGAGAGTTCAAACTATGAAACGGGGTTACACATAGACCCTGCTTTACTGCCTGATATTACGTTTGAAAATAGCCCTATGGAGGTTGGACTAACATTAATTGATAACATAAACAAGGAGGAAACAAAATGAAGATAACACCAAAATTTACATTTGTGTCAGGAAGTTTTGACACAGACGAAGTAAAGATGCTCTGTTTACCGAGCGACAATCACGGTAAAGTCGATTTGTGCATCAAAGAAAAGGATTGTGCTTGGAATATCCCCATAGGAGGCGTGAAATTACACGATAAGGATTTGTATGTGGACTTCAAAGCGACATTGGAAGATGCGACCAAATTAGGCAATGAAATCGCAAGGCGTTGGAATGAGTTTGAAGACTGGCACGTGTACAATGAAAATTCGGAAGATTTACCCCTTGTAGGTACTTTTTGTCTTCTTCGAGTTAATTACTTTGACGGTGATTATTGGGAGATTAAGTATATTACAGCTTACCGGGGGAAACATGGATGGGTGGAGAACTATGCCAGATTAGAAGATTGTAAAATAACCCATTGGAAGTCTATAAACAGTAAACCGAAAGGAGTTGAAGAATGAAACCAATACTAAATGCTGAAGATGTTAAGAAATTAAAGATAGATGAGAAATTAATTGAATGTTCGTGTGGTAAAGTAAATTATTATAGATTCCTATGTTTTCACCCACGAAACACGAATTATGTAATTCTGTTGAATCATTGCGAGGAGCCTGTAAGGTTTTACGTTCAACATCTTATAGACCGATTCTATATAGATTATACAATTCGTGATATAATTACTTATCGTATGGATTATGCTATTAAGGAAATCAAAGAGTTTGAGCAAGCATTATCTGAATTAGGAGGTAAAGATGAATTATGAGGTACGCACTTAGGAAACAAGATAAAATAGCCTCTGCATATAGCGAGGCTTATTTGAAAGAACACATCATAAAAAGCCTTGATTCATATTTTGGCAATACCAGTGATGAGCGTATAACGGATGATATTTCACAAGAGGGATATGTAACCAGTACAGGAGAAGATTATCCGCTTTTGAGAATAAACGACCTTGCGGATGATAACGCCATGTTGGAGTTTGCCGTTATAGGTCAGCAATACGATGTATTAAAACTGTCCTTTTTAGGACGCATGAAAGGGTAAAGACAATGAAAAAAGAACAAATCGAAAAGGCGGCAAATGCCTATATTGATGATTTTTTGGACGACCATATAGATTATACCGTAATCAATAACGAAGAAGATAATTATGAAGCTGGGAGAAGTAATGCGCTTTGTGAATTTGGTGCGGATATTTTCAAAGCTGGTGTAGAATGGTGTACAAATTCCGTGTGGCACGGTGCAAATGAAGAACCGAAGCATGGAGAGCATATATTGGTACGTTTCAAGTCCGGGAATTTCACTTCATGGTTTGTAAGTACTGACATTTGTTCAGTGTTTAAGAGATTTGAAGTAGTAGCGTGGGCATACATTGATGACTTATTACCAAACAAGGAGGACTGAGAAATGAAACTACGAAATGCAAAGAAGCCTATACCAAAGGAATTTCGTAAACAGATGTACGAGAATTACAAAGCGAATATGCGCTTTTACGGCAAGCCTGTACGACCATATAAAGAATGGTTGAAAGACGTATTGAACACTAAAATCGAGTTTGGGAAATGGTAACTATCAACAATACTGCATTCTATGATAAGCCCGGCAGTTGTGGCACTTGCCCTTTCTTTTTCAGTGGCTCGACCCACTATCAACCAAACAGAGGGAAAGGGCACTGTACTTTGTTTAATGAGTTTCATAACTCGTATATCAATCCACCGAAGCGATGCCAAAAGCTATTTAACAAGGCTTTCCGTATGCCGGATGGCAGCAGACTTTGTATTGTGATAAATGAGTGAACTATTTGTTATATGTAATATAATTCGTACCTTTGTGTTCAATAAACACATCATTAAAAGATGAAACAACAATTTAAGGTTATCCATGTAGAATTAAAAGAACCATACAACGGGAAAAAGCACTACTATTTTGGCTCAAAAGCAGCAATATATGATATGCTTTCAGAGGATAGAATAGGAATTAGCAAAGAAAGCCTTTGGAACGTGGATTTATCCGTTGGAGAATACGCAAACAAGCATTGTATTATCCGTATGGGGAAACTTAGACGTAAAAACACTAACAGAGGAATAAAGAAAGGAGAATAATATGTTAGGCGCAATTATAGGTGATATTGTAGGCTCACGGTTTGAGTTCAACAATACAAATAGATATGATTTTGATATGTTCACACGTGAAAGCACATTCACGGATGATACTATTTGCACCATAGCCATAGCGGATGCTATTTCAAGCGGGAAAAGCTATCAAGATAGCCTCTTGGAATGGTGCAGAAGATACCCAAACCCGAAAGGTGCTTATGGTGGCAGCTTTGCCCGTTGGATTGCGTCAGACAACCCACAACCATATAACAGCTTCGGTAACGGGTCAGCAATGAGGGTAAGCCCCGTGGCGTTGGCTTTTGATACATTGAAAGAAGTGCAAGAGGAAGCAAAGAAAACAGCACTTGTTACCCATAATCACCCGGAGGGTATAAAAGGGGCGGTTGCTGTTGCACACGCAATATATTATCTTCGCACGACACATGATTTGCCGAGATTGGAAAAGGAAATGGATAGATACTACCCCCGTTTCATGTTGGGTAATTACTTTTCGGGGGTGTTCGATGAAACGTGCATGGGTACAGTCCCGCTTTGTTTGAAATTAGTTTTATCCAGCACTTCATTTGAAGATGCAATAAGGCGGGCTATATCATGGGGTGGAGATAGCGACACGATAGGGGCTATTGTTGGCTCTATGGCAGAAGCGCAATGGGATATACCGAAAGAAATTATTGATAAAGCCTTAGACTTGTTGCCTACTGAAATGCTTAATGTGATAGGTGATTTCTTCCACAAGTTGAATGAAAGATTACTGAAATGAGAAAGGGTAAGATAATTTACGAGATAGAGCCTGAAACCATCCTTTCAATAAAGAAAGAAGTTGTGGATAAACTGGTAAAGGAATATAATGCGAAACATTCCTACAAAGACAGTACAGGCAATTTGCGTAACTCCGTTAGTTGGCATGAGCAACACGGAAAGATTTATATCATAAGAGGCATAGACGTTATAACTGTTATATGAATATGGGAACTAAAAAAAACGCATTGCTTTACCTTTGTTTGTATTACAAAGGCGAAGATGAATGTACGTTTAAGGACGACAACAAGAAATTATTTTGGACTTGTGAAAGGTGGTGGTACGAACAAACGGCACTTTCCAACGATGCCGGATGTGAGCGTATTTCTCCACTTCTTGATGAATACTTTCAAGCCGGATTGTCAGGCTTTGAACCTTACGACAATACGCCTATCACTCTGAAAGCTGTTATATTTAATCGGCATTGCAAACTTAGTGAACGGGTGGATGTTGAGGGATTCAAACGTCTTTATCTTGATGAATACAAGAAAGAGGGGTAATTGCCCCTCTTTTCATTCGTATTTGCAGTAAAATCCGCTTGACGTTGATACCATTTCTTTTATCACTTTTGGACTTTGTTCTAACACCTCCAAATCAATATACCATTTGCCTTGTGTTTCGTTCCATTCGGCTTTTGTGATACGAAACTTTGTACCTCGTTGCAAGATGATTTCATTTTCAACCGTTGATGTTGGCTTCGATTTTCCATCCCAATTTTTACCCGGTGTATGAATGCCGTTATCATGTTTTGCTCCAAATGCAGAATAAGGCTCTGCATAAGTCATGCGAGTTCCTTTCGGGCAATAGATGTTCAGACATACGGGTTTGCTTCCAAAGTTCGTGCTACGGCAATTTCCGCACGACATAAAAGAATCATCCGTGCCTATTTTACCTACCAACTTAGACGGGTTAGCTCTGTAATCATCCAAATTTGAAAGCCCAAATCTGTAATTCATAAATGCGCTTATCTCATCACGTTTTACCCAACAATCATCTTTCATAACGCTACGTGCAATGTAAGAGGTCATATCGGCAATATGCTTTTGAGATTCAGCGAGCCTTGAAGCGTAATAGTGGTAATACCCTTTTATTGCACGTAAAGGCTCTGTTATGTAACTACTGCCAGCCGTGTACTGGTACATCGCCGCCTTTTCATCGGCACTTGCCATTTTCCACATTTCAACGGCATTGTCAAAATAGTATTCGTTCGCATCCTTTTCATGGCGAAACCATTTGGCAGCGTCTTTTCTCTTTTGTGTCAAATCGGATTCAGAGAAAGACACATCCAAATCGGATGCCGCCTTTTTCGCCTTGCGCTTCGATGCTGCTTGCTCTATCTTGGACTTCTTTACATTAAGCTCCGCAATGAGTTGTTGAGCCTTGACCTTATCGTTGGCATTGATAGCCTTTTTGAGTTCCGATACAAGGTCTTTGTACGGCTTGGACTTCGTGCTGAATTTGGAAAGGTCGGCATAGCTGCTTTTGATGCTATTCCACTGTATCTTATCTTGAACAATTCCCAACTGTTTAATGTACGCCTGTTGCGATACTTGCCACGTTGGATATTTTTGTTGCACATTGTGATAATTGCCCCCTAAAAAGTCGTATGCCTCAAATTTCAGCTTCTTTTCCTGTTGTTCCAACGAAAGGGATTCCCATTGCTTCAACTTATCGGAAACGGCTTTATTTACAGCCTTTGCATCTGCCATAGAAAACTGTTTGGCAACTTGCATAGGGTTGTCGATACTCGAAAGCGAATAGATTTCCTTTCCTATTGCTTTCAGCTTCTTCGCCTCCGACATGATAGCACCCAAATCGGAATGCTTCAATGCTTCTTGCAATGCGGATGTACTAACGTCAGAGATACCACCCATGATATTAAGGATGTTGTTCCCATAACGATAGATAGACTTTCTTTCCCACCATGCTTTTTTGATGGCTTCTGCCTGTTCGGGTGTACGTGCTTCATGCCGCTTCTTGGCAATCGCTTTTGCAGTCGGTGGATTGATAACTGTACCGTTGTCCTTGATGAAGTAAGGCAAAGTGCCTTTTTGCGTTGCATCGGTTATGCGGCTTTTGTTTTCATCCATCCACCCGGTAAATTGTGTGGGTAATTCTTTTACCTCATCTTCACATTGTACGGTTGCCGTGCTTTCTCCGTCCAGTATCTTATCCAACATCTTTTCTATTTCCTCATCCTTTGCCAGCACTGGAACTTGATAGCATCGGCAGTTTGGATGCCACCCCGTCCATTTGAACTTTTTAGGATAGATGCCTTTCAAATCATCGCAAATGTCGGGGTGTGGGTGGTTGTTTGACAACTTGATTTCAATGCCAACAACAAAATCAAGCTGTTGCCAACGCTCATAGTCAGCACTCCGATAAGCTATGTTGGTTTCAGTACGTGCCAATCGTTGAGCGTTGCGGTATGAAGAACGATACACGCCACTTCCCGGATGATACTTTTTTGGGTTATCGTCAATCCACTTGTATGTATCGGTTTCTTTGTCGAACACCCTACGTTTCCACTTCCTGCCATATACGGGGTTTCCGTTCTCATCTTCTCCTATCTTCACACGGAAACGGCGGTAGAATCTATCCGGCTCTTGTAGGTACTTTTGAATTTGGCTTGCCAGTCGGTTAGCTGGTGTTCCCTCGCCTATGGCAAGTTCCAACGTCTTTTCCAGTTCCTCTTTGTACATTCCGGTGTATTTCCACACCTTTTGCGATAGATTTAAGCCATCCTTTGTCTTTCGGGCAAAAAAAGCATCCATCGCATCCATGTTACGTTGAAAGAAGCGGGCAAAATGTTTATCCACTATGGATTGTTCACCAAACACACTTTTAACCAAATCATCGTTGTTTTCGTTGGATAAAAGCCATTCCTTTTCCACTCCGTTACGGATGGTTTGATAAACACGGCTGTACATATTACGAAGAATAGGCGTTACTTCTTCACTGTAACCATATTCAGAGAAAGAGAACGGTTTGCCATCTTCAAGCTCCGTGCCTTTCACTATCTCTATGATTTTACTTAGTGAATCCAAGTAGATTTGGCGCACGGCGGCAGCGTACCCCTCCGTTCGCTTGAACAACTCTTGTTGTAGCTTCTTTTCGTTCATGTACTTTGCCATACCGCACTATCTCCTTTTCTCGAAGTTTTTGCACCAATCCTTATCTAAAAACTTACTCCACTTGTGGAAAGGACACCTACACAAAAACGGCTCACCTTTGTAGTTCAATTCGTGGTAGTCGTATGAGTGCTTGCATTCCCTACAATGTAGCTTTGTTTCGGGTTGTTTCTGTTTCTTTGCCATTATTCACCCTCCCCGAATACATCCATTCTATTAAGTTCCTTTTGTTGTTCCATCGCTTCGGCTTGCTCCGCTTTGATTTGCTCAATTTCCTTTTGTGCATTCTTCACAAGGTAACTAAGCTCCAAAGTGGACTGCAAAGAGAGTGCGCCAGCCCCGTACTGTTTCAATACATCGGCAAGCGTTTCGCTCACATCTTCACCGAACGGCTCTTGAAACTCATGCCCTATTTGCAAAGCATCATATTGAGCCTTATTCTTGTAGTCAAGCACATTCCCCAAAATAGCTTTCATAATAGATACGTGTCTGTTCATGTAGCCATCGTGGGTTTCCTTGCGCTTCTCGGCTTTGATAACAGCCAATAGCATAATCTTTCGGATAGCCTTTGCGGAAAGATTGCCTAAACTTTTCATGTTGTCAAAGTCTATGTTAGGTGTGAATGTCTTTGAAAGTATATGCTTATCCAAACGCTCATACTCATTCGCTTTGCTTTCGGATGCTTGATTCCATGTCAGATACTCAACTTTGCCGCCGTTTTTTAAGATGTATAGTTTGGCTTCTTCTTCCGCTTTTGGCAAAGAGTTTAATATCTCGGATGTAGCCACCATCGCCGGATTTGCGAAACGGTCGTTTACATCTGCGTCCGTGCTACCCAGTGCTTCCGTTCGTTCAATCATAGGCTGTACTCCTGCGTGTTCTACTTCTTGCTCAAACAGAAGTACGGGGATTTTCCCTATTGGGTTAGGGGTTACTCTCACTTCCCATCCTACACTGCCACGCTTTGCCCGGTAAATTGTATCACTTGTGTAAATATCCACATGGTAGGTGGTTTTGTTCCCTGCCTCTGTCAGATAATAACCCCATGCAAACGCTTTCAGTCGCTTGTATTGGTCTTTGACGGTATAAATATCATCCTTATTTTCCTTGCATAGCACATTGAGTAAAAGGGTCGGTTTGTCCTCCTTATCTCGGTACACATGGTAAAGGATAGCCGCCGTACCCTCCGCACCAGCCGCACGTTTCGCCTCTCTTACATGAGCGTCAAATCGTGTTTCTTGAAGCCAGTATTTATAATTCTCAAAAGCATAGTCCGTATTCTCTGATAATTGCATCCACTTAACGGGTCTGCCATACAAGAACACCAAAGCGATTTCATTAATAAACGGTTGGTAAGGAATAGGAATTTTCCACCTTTTGCTCCACCGCAAAAAGTTCCCTTTCTTATCATACACGGCACGGTCTTTCCGTTCCATAATCTTATGGCTTTCCACCTTGTACTCTTTGAGTGCTTGAATGGATGCAATGGAATGGTCGTGCATCATCGTTAAAGCCCTTGAAACGTCCTTTGCGTCCAAAAGCTCAACAAAGCTCTGTTGATAGCCAACAGCCGCTTTTACTTCGTTCTTTATAACACTTAAAATTCCCATATTGAAAAATTTACTCGGTTAAACCTAATCTACGTTCTATATCATCGGGTATATCGTATTCGTTGTAATCGAACCATGAGCGCATAAGCATCATATCCCGCCAGTCCGGTGAACATCCCAAATCCTCTTTTATGGCTTCTTTGGGCTTTAATTTTAATCTTCCATCATCGTCCGATTTCCACGTTTGCAGTTGTTCAAGTTCCCTTGCTATCTGTTCCTTATCCGACTGGCTTACCAAATCCTCATCAACACCCACATCGGATGCGTTTATATGTTCTGCCAACTTGTAGCCGCATTGTGCTTGTAGGTTTTGGTAGTTCTCATCGTTCAAAGCCCTACTGTTGTTTACAAATCCTTGTATTTCGCAATTATCAACGACACCACCGCCTACTCCGTCCTCATCAACGATACAGCGATAATTTGGTATTCGGTATCTCTTTTGGCAACGTATGATATATTCTTGTATGTCTGTTGTCTTGCTTACAGGAAAACATTTCAAGTCTATTATTTTCCAACCATCCCAAACCGCTATCCTTGCATAGTCAGCACCGAAACGGGCAATATCCCCCGTTAAGTAATTCACGCCAGTAACCTTTGCTATCTTATTGCCGAAAATAGCCATGATAGCATCATGGGAGCAAAGAGCATTCGGGTTGTCGTCATATTCCCAGTTACCCATTAGCAACCGTTCCCTTTTTACTTTGTCGGTCGTGGTTTTCAATCCCTCTATATAATCGGGGTCTATAAACGGGTTTTCTTGCACAAGGCAAGCAATATAAAACTTGTAATCGGGTAAAGTGGATGTGGTGAAAGGCTTGTAAAACAAATCATACATCCAATTCTTTTTCGGGTTACACGTGATAAATAGCTTTCGCCTTAATCCGTATTCTTCATTCTTGAAACGTCCTACACGGGTTTTCAACGTATCGTAAGCACCGAAATTTACTTCACCGCCTTCTTCTATCCAACCACCCGTAAACTCAATAGAACCGTAACGCTCATATAGAGGGTCGCCCGGCTTATATTGCAAGTCGAGAAAGTCTATACGAGAGCCGTTGTAAAATTCGATGTAATTCAAATTGGCATTGTACTTATAAAGCGTATCATTGATTCCGTAACGAGCGCATACTTGATAGAAAGTAATCAATGTGGATTGTGTAATACGCTTCAATTCAGCACGTCCGATAAACCACTTTGTGCCGGGATAACAAAGGCACATGAAGATGAGCCATGCTGCACCAGTCCACGACTTAGCACCACCAGCCGCACCACCATATAAGATTTCTATGTGTTCAGTGTCCGTAAGAATGCGCAAAGCCTCCGCTTGTTTGTCGTGTCTTTTCCCATCACGGCAAACAATGAAGTCGAAACAGCCACGTTTGAATAGTTCAACCTTGACTGCAAGACCCATCGGAACGGTTATAGCCTTGTTACTTCTTGCCATCGTTACCCTTACTTATCTTTTCAAGCAATGCGTTGTATTGCAATAGTTCTTCCGTGTTCAATGCGGACAAATCCACGTTGTTGTTTGTTACTTGTGCGTTCACCTCACTTTCGATAGGTTGCGTGGATTTACCGAAAATCCTATCAAATATCATTTCGATTGTTGAAGTCCTACCATAGCGAATATCGGAGTTGATAGCGGAAACAATGTTAAGCACCCATATAGGCGTTTCCTTGTTGGGTTGGTTGTGTTCATCCTTGATAAGTCTTTCAAGTTCTTTCGGGCTACGTTCCATCAAGAAACGGATAACATTAAAATAATCTTCTTTCTCCAATTCATGCCCCACAGTTTGCCCTACTAACTCTTTCAGCTTCTTGTATAGTTTGGGCTTCCTGCCTCTGTTGGGGGGCTGGTTATCGCTGGTGAATCTGTTCCCATTTTTATTTCCTTTTTCAAAAAGTGCCATCCGTTGTTTCTCCGTTGTTTGCAAAGTGCGTTTATTGAACACACATAAGAAATAAAAGAAAATCGGATAGAGTTTACCCGATTCTCTTTGTATGAAGAATTTCTTTAATTGTTTTCTTGCGCTTTGTATTTATCCCAAAACCATTGAATTAGATTATTGCCTTGCTGTTCCAGTTCTTCGTAGGCATCCTGTTCATCCAACAAGGCATTTGCCTTATCAATAACTCCCATTAGCAACTGTTGTTGTTCATCGGTGGCATCGTACACCTCAATTTCTCCGTTGAGTTGCTGACGTATTACGCCAATTTCCTTTTCAGAAAGTTCAATCTTATTCATTTTCAATATGTTTTAATCGTTGCAAAAATAATCATAATTTGTATTTCTTGGCTATCTTCTTCACTGCCACTGTGTACTTATCAGATTTCCCGTGAACGGCTTTTGTTACTGTTTCAGCCCAAAACTCGCTTACGTTAGTTTCTGCATACTTACCATAGCCGGATTTCTTTTTGTCCTTTCGCCATGAGGTATAAAGTTTCTGAATCTCTTTCCCCGCCGCTTTTGCTTTGGGGCTTGTTAGATGTTCGTTCCATGTGGCGTGTGCCAACTCATGCGTTACGGTATGAGCAATAGGCTTGTTTGTCTTTGTACTCCATCCACTCGCATAACCTTTTCTATGCGCACCCTCAACTTTCGATTTCTTTTGGTTGAAATGTGCCTTATTCAAATAGACAGCATCGGATTTGCCGCCTTTTGTTATGTGAACTCCGTATGTTCCCCCGGATAATTCAGCCAATTTCACAGTCCTTTGGCGAACTCCCATAACAGCATGGTATCTTGATATTGCCTCTTTGGTCGCTTTGTAAACTGCCGGGTCTTTCATTTTCACCAAAGGCTCAACCTTTGACACTTTACCTTTGTATGAACTATCGCCGGGCTGTAAGCCTCCACGTGTGCCACTTGAATTTCTTCCCATAAGCTACTTCTTTTTTGCATTTATAAAATCTGTTACATATAGTAGCCCATGTTTACGGCAAAACTCCTTGATTTCCTCACCACCACCATATACGATTAGGTTAGGTTTTTCAAGCCCCGATATTTCTTGGGCTACTTGCAAATCGGATTTAAGGCTTTCCATCCAACCGTCCAGCCCACGAGTGGCAAAAGCGTTATATCCTTTCGGAATCCCCATTTTATTGTATTCAATAAACTTGTGAGAAACATTCAAATCCGCATAGACTTTAACGCCACACTCTTGTAGGTAGCGTGATAGCCAACGTTTCTTGTAAATAAGCTGTATTCCCCATGCAATAGGCGTTTGGTCGTGGCAGCTACAATTTGGCTCAACAATCGCTTTGCAGTTACTTGTGAGCAAGTTTGTCGGGTCTTTGAAAAGAGCTTCAAACCGATAATCATCTACATAAAAATGATACGTGGCTACATCTTTCCTCAAACGGCTATTAGCACCCCACGGAGATAAAGGCAGTTCCAGTTTCCCGGCTTGCTGTTCCAAAAGAAGATTAGGGATTTCAAAAACATTGTCGCTCTCATAAAGCACATCCTTAATTTCAATCCCGCTATTGTCGGCTTCCTCATCGTCTGTATTGTCGCTCGTTTCTTCTTCTTCACTTTCTCCGCTATCATCATCAATCGCCTTGCGACTTGCCCGTTTCGGCTCTTTTTCTTCGGGTATTGTCAAGCCGATAAAGTCAAAATCGGTGTCTTTCCAAATATCATCCACTTTCAAGGCGTTAAAATCCCATTCGCCATTGTTGATATTCCCTCTAAGAATGATTTCCCTTTCATCTTCGGGGGTCGTTTCCGTATATAACACGGTCGGCACGACATCAAGATTCAATTTCTTTGCCGCCTTTAACCTTTGATTCCCATCCAACACAACCAATTTATCGCCCCTTTCAACCAAAGCCATAGGACGGTGCTTGTAGAATCCGTTTATTTTTATGCTATCTACAAGCCTTTCCATTTGCGCCTTTGTGATAGTTCTTGGATTTTCCGGGCATGGATGGATTTCGGAAACTTTTCTGTATGTAAGTTCACCGCACTTCATCTTCTTCCTCCTTTTCTGCTTCGGTTTGCCCATCGGAATTTTCGGGTGTTTCGGGCAAATTGCCTAAATACTGGTCTAAGCCTATCGCCTTTCTGAAACGCTCTACCATGCGGCAAGGAATGATATAAAAACGCTTTTTTACATAGATAAAGTGGCTTCCGTCTATGTTGTCTTTGCCCATCGCATAGAACTTTCCACGATATGACAAAGGCAAAGGCAACTTTCCGTAGATATAGATATGATACCTATCCACTTTGGATATGGTTGCATCCCTGTTATATTCACCGTTCAAGTAAATATGCACGTTATCCCCCTGCTTCATGTAGTCGTATTTCATCAACTTGTTTACGATACACCCCCCGTAGAGATACGCCAAAAGACAAATGCCAGCCAAAGGCAGCGCAAATGCAACAATAATACTTACTGACATCATATTAAATTTA